TCAAGTCCATCCCATCTCTGGTGGGCTGACCGCAGGCGGAGTGGCAACGCTTGCCCGCACACAAGTTTCCTCCGTCTCTGGGGGGCTGACCGCAGGCGGAGCGGCAACGCTTGCCCGCACACAAGTTCACGCTGTAGCCGGCGGCCTGACGGCCAGCGGCACAGCGCCCGCGTCTTATACCTCAGCGGGTAGTTTCTCGTATGTCGCTACGGGGGGCCTGACGGCGGGCGGCTCTATCACGGTCAGCCGCGCCTGGGCCGTCCAGGCGCTAGGCGGGATGGCAACGTCTGGCGCGTCGGCGCTGGCGCGAACGTGGGCCTATCCGGTCACCGGGGGGCTGACTACAGGCGGGGCTGCGCCCGCCGCCAAAACCGCGCTATTTGTCTCTATGGCCAGTGGCGGCGCCACGCTGGGCGGCGCGGCCATCCTTTCGACAGTGGCTACTCATTTAGCCAGTGGCGGGGCAGCATTCAGCGGCGCGGCCGGGCTAAATTTCCTGCTAAATCATTGGGCCAGCGGCGGCTTGGTCGCCGGCGGCACGGCTGCGGCCCGCGTAGCATCAGCGAGTTCCGCCAGCGCCGTCGAGGTGGCGCTGGAGCTTCTGGATAACCAATATCTGGAGCCGGGGATTACCGTGCGCAACGGGCTGCGCTTAATCCTCGCCGCCCTGGCCGGCAAGGTGGCAGGCGCGGATACCGATACGGTCACCATTCGCAATCCGGCGGATACGGTCACCCGTATTACCGCTACGGTGGATCAATACGGGAATCGGCTGGTGGTGACGTATGATCTGAGCGATGGCTAGATGAATGAATTTTTCCTCGCGCTACTTCGCCCCGCGCTACTTCGCCCCGCGCTACTTCGGGACGAAACGCCCCACCGTGCTGGCGGGCGGTCTGATCATTCAGGCCCCTATCCAGCGACGCTGGACGCATGTTTCCAGGGGCGGATTACATTGGGGCGGCGCGGCGGCGGCCATAGGCGTATGGACGCCAGCAGTAGCCCCGGCGGGATTGCGTTGGGGCGGCGCGGCGCTAATGCGCTGGATTCCAACCCGTTACGCGCTGGCCCGACAGGAAGATGAGCTATGGCTATGGGCACTGTAAATGGCGGTTGAATACGGCTCACTGCCCTTCGAGGAAGCGATTCAGTACCTTCAGGCACAATTGGCGTTGCCCACCGAACGCTGGAATGATCTGCTGGGCGCCGCTCAGGATCGGGCCTTTGTCGTGGCCGGCGCGTTGAGCGCCGATCTATTGACCGACCTCAAGGCGGCCGTTGAAAAAGCGCGCACGGAGGGCGTCCCGTTTGAAGCGTTCCAGAAAGAGTTCGAACGGATTGTGGCCGAACGCGGCTGGACCGGCTGGACCGGCGAGGATTCCAAGAGCGGGCGGGCCTGGCGGGCGCGCCTCATTTATGAAACCAATTTATTGGTCAGCGAAGCCGCCGGACGGCATCAGCAGATGATGGAAATCGCCAACCGCCGCCCCTACTGGCGCTATCGGCATGACGACAGCGTCGTCCACCCGCGCATGGAGCATTTGGCTTGGGACGGGAAAGTGTTGCGTTACGATGACCCGTGGTGGTCAACGCACTATCCGCCCAATGGGTTTGGGTGCCATTGTTTCGTGGAAAGTCTGGCTGAACGCAATATTCGTAAGCTGGAGTTGGAGGTCACGACCGGCACGGATATGCCCTACAATGGCACGGTCAAATATCGGGAGAAGCGTACCGGCAAGGAAATCGAATTGCCCGAAGGCGTCGACCCGGGCTGGGATTACGCGCCCGGCGCGAACGTCAACGCCGATCTGGCCGATCTATTCAGCCAGAAAATGGCGGCCTGGCCGGACGATCTCAAACAGCAGGCGCTAGAGGCGCTCAAATCGAAACTGGACGCTTCGGCTTGGGCGAAGCTGTCCGCGCTGCTCAAGTAACCTCTATATAAGGAAAGTCCAATGGCTGGGGCGCGCTATTTAGTCGAAGTCAATCTCGACGACCGCGACACCCGTGCGGCGCTCGATAAGTTGCAAAAGAAGCTGAGCAATTTGCAGCCGCTGTTTGAAGAAATCGGCGGCGAATTGCTGATCAGCTTGCGCGACCGCTTTGGTCGCGGCGTCGACTCCGAAGGCCAGCCGTGGGCGCCCCTTTCGCCTGTGACGATTGCCCACAAGCGCAAAAACAAAAACAAGATATTGGTGCTGGACGGACTGCTGCGGCGCCTGAGCTATCAGGCCGACGCCAATGGCCTACGCCTGGGCACCGACCGAGTCTATGGCGCGATGCAGTTGTTCGGCGCGCGCCAGGGCGAGTTTGGGCGTACCCGCCGTGGCGCGCCCATCCCGTGGGGCAATGTGCCGGCACGTGAGTATATCGGCTTGTCCGAGACTGACCAGGGCGATATCCTGGATATTATCGATGAGTGGTTGGCGGCATAAAAAGGCGGTTTTTGGCGCTGGCCAACCTGCCCCGCTACCCATGCCCTCAATTGCTCTTCTCCCCCCGTTAGTCCCCCGTTAAAATTCGAAATTGAGGCATTCGCGGGGGCAAGGGCCGCCAAGGACATGGCGCTATCTCTTAAATTAAAAATGAGCCTGTCAAAAGACAGACTTATTTTGCTTTTGTCGGGCACCAGAATGGCACCATGAGCATCCTCCCCTCTCTCCAGATTTTCCGTGCGGGCACGCACACCGACAGCAATGGCCGCACGCTGACCTTTGCTGAAGCCGATCTGGCGGCGACCGCCGCCGCCTACGACCCCGCCAAGCACGAAGCCCCCTTGGTAGTGGGTCATCCTACTCTGGATCAACCGGCCTATGGCTGGGTGCAGACCCTGACTGCCGGCGCCCACACTCTGGAAGCCATCCCTGCGCAGGTCGACCCTCAGTTTGCCGAATTAGTGAGGGCGGGACGCTTCAAGAAAATCTCGGCGGCGTTCTGGCTGCCGGATGCGCCGGGCAACCCCGCGCCGGGCGTGTACTCCCTCCGGCATGTCGGTTTTTTAGGCGCAGCCGCTCCCGCGGTGAAAGGTCTGCGCACGCCCACCTTTGCCGCCGACGAAGCCGGCATCGTGACGCTGGAATTTTCAGAATGGGCCGACCGTACTCAGCTTGAGCTGTGGCGCCAATTGCGGGAATGGCTGCTCGCAAAATTTGGGTTGGAAGCTGCTGATCTAGTGGTTCCCAACGACCAGCTCGCCGCCTGGCAAAACGAGCTTGAATATGAGGCGGTCACCCGCGCCCTGCCTCCGGCTCCCGCTTCTCCCTTACAGGACCCCTTTTCTATGAGCGAATCTCTCGATCTTGCTGCCCGCGAAGCGGAACTTCACGCCCGCGAATTGGCAGTTGCTGAACGCGAAGCCCAAATCGCGGCCCAGGCCGAGGCGCAGCGCCGCGCTGCAGCAGTGGCGTATGCCGACACCCAAGTGCAAGCGGGCAAAATTCTGCCTCGCCAGAAAGCGGGGCTGGTAGAACTCTTGCTGGCGTTGCCAGATGCCCCGTTGGAATTTGCCGAGAACGGCCAGACGGTCAAGACCGAACCGCGCGTCTGGCTGGAGCAGTTTTTGACCGCATTGCCTGTACAGATTTCGTATGCCGAGCACAGCGCCGGGGCAAATGCGCCACCGCCTGCAAGCAAGACGCTCCCCCGAAAAGAATTCGAAGCCCTCGCGCCCAAAGCCCGCGCTGATTTTCTGGGCGCTGGCGGCGCGGTCACCGATTAATCATGTTGTGTTGAGGATGCGTTCGCATGGCTAACACGCTTACCAATTTGATTCCCGATATCTATGCCGCGCTGGATGTCGTCTCGCGCGAACTGATCGGGTTTATTCCCGCCGTGGCGCGCGATTCCTCGGCGGATCGTATGGCGTTGAATCAGACGCTCCGTATTCCCATCAGCCCCGCGAACGCAGCGGGGGGCAATATCACTCCCGCCATGTCGTTGCCTTCCGCAGCGGATCAGACGATTGCCAACACCACGTTGACCCTCTCCAAGCAGCGTTATTTCCCCTTCTCCTGGACGGGCGAAGAGCAGAATGCGGTCGATTACGGGCCGGGCTTCCTGACTTTGAAGCAATATCAGATTGCGCAAGCTATCCGCGCCGCCGTCAATGAGATGGAAAGCGATATTGCCACAGCGGCCTATGCAGGCGCGTCCCGCGCCTATGGGACGGCGGCCACAGCTCCATTTGGGACGGCGGGCGATTATTCCGACGCGGCGCAACTGCGAAAAATCCTGGCGGACAATGGCGCGCCGCTCTCCGAACTTGCCCTGGTGCTCAACACCACGGCGGCGGCGAACATTCGCGGCAAGCAAGCCCAGAACTACATGGCGGGCGATACAGCCTTGCAACGCCAAGGCGTGCTTTTCGACATCAACGGCTTCGCGCTACGCGAATCGGCACAAGTGCCGACGGTCACGGCGGGGACTATGGCGAGCGCGACCAGCACCAGCGCCGCATTCACCGTCGGACAAACCGTTATTCCGTTGGCAACGGCGGGCACCGGGGTGGTCGCGGCGGGCGATATTGTGACGTTCGCCAACGACACGAATAAGTATGTGGTCGCCAGCGTGTCATTCGCTGGCGCGAACCCGGCTTCCGGTGACTCGATCACCCTAGCAGCTCCTGGCCTGCGCCTCGCTCAGGGCGCCGCCACCCGCGCCATCACTGTGACGGCAACCGCTGCGCGCAATATAGGCTTCAGCCGCAACGCCATCCTGCTCGCCACTCGCCTGCCCGCCATCCCGCAAGAAGGCGATTTGGCCAGCGACCGGATGACCGTGGCTGACCCCCGCAGCGGCATTTCGCTGGAATTTGCGGTGTATCCGGGGTTCCGCATGAATGTCTATCATGTATCGGTGTGCTGGGGTGTCGCGGTCATCAAGCCCGCCCACGTGGCGGTTCTGCTGGGGTAACCCCCTATGAGCTATGCTGCCCAGGCCGACCTCGAAGACGCTTTCGGCGCGGCGGAAATCCTGCAACTCGCCGACCGCAATCAGGACGGCAGCGCCGATACAGGGGTTGTCGCCGCCATTTTAGAGCGGGCGGATAGCGTGATCGACGGTTATCTGGGCGCCCGTTATGCGGTGCCTCTAACCGCTCCGTATCCGCCGGTGATTGTCGCGACGGCCTGCGACCTGACTCGCTACTGGCTCTACGACGATATAGCCACCGACCGGGTGCGGGAAGGGTTCGAGGATGCGATGGAGTGGCTAAGGGATGTGGCCAGCGGCAAGCTGGTCTTGCAACTGTCCGCCGCCAGCGCCGATGTGGCCAGAGGGTCGCCCACGGCGGTGGGGCCGGATGCGCTCTTCAGTTTAGATGCCGAGACGTTGTTGGGGTCTTTCTGATGCCCCAGCCCTATGCGGTGCCGGAACTGATCGGGGCGCGCTTGCTGGCGCAAGGGCTTGCTGTACCGGTGTTGTACGCCGCCGATCTGGACGGCGTGACGGAAACTCAGCAGACCGCGCCCGCAGTGCAGGTATTGCCGTATCAATTAGCCGTGGTGGACGCAACCATCGCTACTGCGGTCGCTCTCCAGGAAACCGTATTGGTGGTAATCGTGACCCGGTTCGTCAATCAGCGCAGCGGCCAGGACGCGCGCAAATTAGCCAGCCCGCTGTTGTCCCAGGCGGCGGTGGCGTTGGTCGGCTGGCAACCCAGCACGGCTTATACCCCCCTTCAGATCGAAACCCCGCCTGCTCCCCGGCTCGGTAATGGCTGCGGCTCTTATCCGCTCCAGTTTTCTACCCGTTATCAGTTGACCAGTTAATCGAGGTCTGACATGACTGTTTTAACCAATGCAACCGTGGACTACGAATCGGGGCAATCCCAGCAGGCTTTTGCGGCGATGACCGATTCTGGCGATCACCTTCTCTTTTCCCTGGCCGCCAAGCCGTGGAGTCAAGTGAGCGGGTATGAATATAAAATCGCGCCCTATGGCCTGGCCACGGGCGGCGCGATTACGCCTGCTGCGGCGGCGGGGAACAACAATGTCGATGTGGCGGCCATGACCCTGTACGCGCCGGGCATGACGGGCGCCTCGGCCACCACCGGGCTAATTTCCATCGCGGCCGCTACCAATGTCGCGTGTACCCGCGGCACGGCCAATGGCTGCCGAATTACGTCCATCACGGTAGATAGCACGGGCGCGATCACCGCCGTGGCCGGGACAGAATCGACGGCGTTTTCCGAAACGCGCGCTGCGGCGGGCGGTCCGCCGCTGATTCCGGTCGGCTCTGTGGAGATTGGGCAGGTGCAGTTCAGCAGCATCACGGCCGCCGTAGTAACAACGGCTGAAATCTATCAATCTCCGGGTACCCATCAAGAGCATTACCTGACACCGGTCTGGTCGGAGGACCCTATCCGGGGGCAGATCACGTTCGCGTCTGCGCTCCCGCTGATCCATACCGGCCCGGTGGCCAAGAAAGTCATGGCCCGCGTGGCGACCCCGATCTTCGCCAGTATCGAACCGGCGCGCAATTGGAAGCCGGCGGAGGTCTCCAATAGCGCCCAGTCGCAACAGTATTACCGGCAAGTCGTGGGTTCGTTTTCGTCATCGTTGGCGCAAGCCAGCTTTGACATTTCGTTGAGCGATGGCGTCACCGATTCCGTCCTGGCGAAGAAAGGGCTGAACTTGCTCTGGCGCTACAAGCCGGACAAATACAAAACGCCCTATCAGATCACGCAGGGCGTCATGAGTGTCGCGCGCACCAACGCGGCCGGCGCGAATCCTACGGCGACGCTCACGATTTCTGCGCAACAAGAATCCGTCGATTTTGCGTCCTGATATGACGACTGAACCCGCTTTTGATTTTGAAGCCCTGATGAACTTGCCGTGGGTGATGCCCACGGCCAGCCTGAAGACACCTGCCGCCCTGGTTCGCCACGGCGCGCCTGAACGCTTCGTGGTGCGGATGGCGAGCGCCGAAGAGATGGTGCGCGCGAATGATGCGCGAGCTTCTATCGAGAAAATCCGCGCGCTGATCGAATCATTGGGCGCCTTGGGCGCCAGAGAACAGGCGACGGCTTTCAAGGCGGCGCTGGGACTGAATGACGACCCGCCAGAGGGGTTCATCAAGCAAATCGAACTGGTGATTTTGTGCACGGTGTCCCCGCCGCTGGATCGGGGCAAGGCGCTTTGGCTCAGCCGGTTTCAATCCTTCTTTTTTAAGAGCCTGTTCGAAAAGATCGTGGAATTGTGCATGGAGGGCGCCACCCCGGGGGAAGCACTGCCCTCTACCGAAATCCCAGCGTCCAAATAGCATTGGCCCTATGTCACGGGCAGGGCCGGTTTCTCTTTGAAGTGCTGCCACAATTGTTTCCGGCACGCAGGCTGACGGCGGTAGAGGCGCAAGTGTGGGGGATGTACTTAAAAGATCTGGCGGAAAATAGGCGACGGAATGGCTGACCTAAACACGGCGATCAAAATCATTCTGTCCGGCGGTGATTCGGTCAGCGCCGGCCTGCGCAACGTCGGCGGGGCCTTGTCCGATCTGAGCCGCTCCGCCGAGGGGATCGCCGCGCCCTTTGCCGATGTCGCAAAATACGTAGAAGCGGCAGACGCGGCGCTGCTGGGGCTGGCCACCGTCGCGATTGCCGTATCCATTAAAGAGGCGACAAAGTTTCAGTCCAGTCTGCTGGATTTGCAAAAGCAGTTGGATGACACCGAGGGCAGCGCACAAAGCCAAGCCGCGGTGTTGGAAGAAATCGCGCAGAAATACGGCCAAAACGCCAATGAATTGGTGAGTTCGACGGCGGATTTCAAGGCCGCCGGCTACGACATGGACACCAGCATCAAGTTGGTCACCAGCTCGTTGGATTTGATGATCGCGGGCGGGGTCAAGACCTCCGACGCTGTCGATATTATAAATCGCTCGCTGGCGGGGTTTCAGATTCCGGCCAATGAAGTGGCCGGAGCAGCACAGCATATCGGCGACGTGCTCAACAAAGCCGCCGATCTTACCAAGTCTTCGTTTTCCCAATTAGCGACTGGCTTTGCGGATCTCTCTCCGATTGCCAAGTTAACAGGACTTTCCTTCGAGGAAACGGCGGCGCTCCTGACCAAAGTGATTGATGTTTTCGGGTCGGGCAGCGAGGCCGCCAATGCGTTGAAATCTGGCTTTCTGGCGCTGCTCACCCCTTCGGGCGATGCGAAAAAGGAACTGGACAAGCTCGGGATTACGCTCACTGATAGCAGCGGGAAACTGAAATCCGTCAAAGATGTATTGGGGGCGCTGGCCCCGGCGTTCAATGGGCTGACCGACAGCGAAAAACTGCATACCGCGGCAGTGCTATTCGGGACGGAACAGGCCGGCAAGTTTGTGCAGGTGCTGGGCAACTATGGCGACGCCATGAGCCTCGCCCAGACGCTGACGGAACAGGCCGGCGGGAGTATCGAGAAGGAGGTCACTACCCGGCTGCAATCCGCTGAAGTGCAATTCAATCGCACGGCGGAAGCCCTCCGGCAGTTTGAGGTGCATCTGGGATCGCAATTCCTCGACGCCGCAGCCGGCGCATCCGGCGGCGTCGCCGAGTTGATCAATGCCTTCAAGACGTTGGTAGATAACGGCGCGCTGAAGCCCTTCACCGACCTGATCGAGCAAGGGGCAACGCGCATTGGCAATACCCTGCGGGCGATGGCTGCGAACTTGCCACAGGCGTTCGCAGCCGTGGATTTCTCGGGGCTGCTGAGTAGCCTCGGCGGGCTGGGGGATGAACTCGGCAGTCTGTTTCGGGCGCTGTTCGGCGACATCGATTTGACCACCGTGGAGGGGTTGGCCGACGCGCTGCAAACCGTCGTCAACATCGGGGAGAGTCTGACGCTCACGACTACGGGGATCATCCAGGCGTTTAAGCCCTTCGCGGACGCCATCGGAGAAACCGTGCGGCATTTTAATGACCTCGATCAGGCCAGCAAAATCGAGTTCGGCACCTTTATTGGGGATATGCAAGCCATCGTCAGCGCCGGCGGCTTGGTGGCGGGCGCCATCATCGCCATTGGTCAGTCTGGGCTGGAAATGAAATCGGCGCTGGATTTTGTGTTTGGGGGCCTCACGGCGCTATTGAACAGCTTCCAGGTCGCCTTCGATACGCTGGCGCTGGGCGTGGTCAAGATGGCGCAAGCGATAGCCGAAGGAGTGCGCGCCATTGCGGACGCAGTTGGCGCGGATGAAGTCGCAGCGCATGTCGGCAACGCGGTCAACAATCTGCAAATGCTGGCGGACGGCATCAACGTCAATCTCACGAAAAATGCAGATGAATTAAAAGCAGGGCTGGCCCAGATGGCGGGCCAGAGCACGGAAGCCTCGAATAAAACAACAGAATTGCACGAACGGTTGGAACATCTGAAAACCGGCATTGCGGACAATCGAGAAGAAATCCTCCGCAATAACAGCACCATGCAGGACTGGTCCACGGGCCTGCAACAGGCAAAAGGGAAAGTCGATGATCTGACGGGCCGATATATGGACTGGTCAGATGGGCTGCAAAAAACCGATGGACGCCTGAAAGAAATCGGTGTTTCGCAAGAAGCTCTATCAAAATCGACGGCTCTGGATGGCAATATTCGGAAAACAGAGCTTTACGACGAAAAGTTAGGGAAAGTCATCACCGTTTATAACGGGATATCGACCGCGCACACTGGGGCGACCGGGGCGTTCGCCGCTGTAGGCAATTCTGCGCAGACCTCGGCGGCTAAGATCGATGAGGCCGCTAAGGCGACGGAAAATTACAAGATCAAGATGGAAGAGATTGCCTCAAACGAGCGCATCAAGCTCATCGAGGCGAAAGTGAACCTGAACATTGCCGGGCTGGAAGCGCAGACCAAGCAAGTCGAGGCCACGTTTAAGTCGATTGATAACACGGTGACCAGCACCGGCAATCTTATCGGGAGTTTATTTGGCAATCTGAACTCGGCCAAAGATACCTGGACGCAATGGGAAATCACTGAGCAAATCGCTCTGGAAAACGACCGCCGCGAACGGGCGCTGAAGCTCCAGGAAAAATTAACTGAGGCCCAAATCGATGCCATTAATGCCCGTGTCCGGGCGCTAAACCGTGGCGATGCGGTGATTACGGTGGACGGTTCGGGCCTGGCCCCTCACTTAGAGGCACTTATGTGGGAGTTTTTTGGGGCCGTCCAGATTAAAGCCAACGCCACATTTAATGAATTTTTGCTGGGCCTGCCCACCGCGACGGCTTAACATGGCGATCCACGTTTATTATTCGACCGATGCCAGCGCCCCGACGCTGAACTATACCGCCAGTGCCCTCATCGGGGTGCTTACGGCCTGCCTGATCGATGGCTACGGGAGCAAGCCCGCCGCCGGCTGGTCGATCACCAATCCAGGCACGAACGCCAGGGTCTACCGTCCTGTTTCTGGGAATCGCTTTTATTTGTACGTGAGCGACCCGCAATCCGCCGATGCGCGGGTCTGGTCCTATGAAACACTTTATACCAACAAAATCCCTACAACCGCCCAACTGTCCGGCGGCGGGTACTGGCGCAAGTCCAGCACGTCAGATAGTACCGCACGGCCCTGGATTGTCGTGGCCGGCGATAGCTATTTGTACTTGTGGGTAGATGCAACAGCGGAGCCATTGGCAGGGCTGCTGTATTTTTTTGGTGATTTAGTGCCTGACCGAAGCGACGATGTCTGGCATACGCTGCTTTCTGCATCTATAACAGCGACGAACGGAAGTGAATTAACCACACTGCAAGCGTCAAGTATCAATGGGCATTGGCTGCAACGTTCGTATGACGGAACTACATTTAGCTATCTATGCGGAAAATATTCGTCGCGTTATGGAGGGAATAGCCGCATTGGCAGCACTGTCCATACCAACTACCCGCCGTTACGCCTCGCGCCCGTTGTTGTGCATTCCGGAGGTGACCCGTATGAGCCGCGAGGGGAATTGCCGGGGCTGCTGCAAATGCTGGGCGATACCGGCGCGCATTTAGATACGTTTTCAGGCACGGGCAGTTTGGCCGGGCAAACGTGGCTCATCATGACGGGCTATCTCGACGCAAAATGGGCGCTGAGGATTGCTTAAATGGCAGACTTAGGCACGCTCACCACCCGGGAGCCGGAACGTTATTTGATGCGCAATGTTCCTATTTGGGATCAGCGCCCCGGAATATGCTGGATCACCAAAAATGTGAGCGGCACCCTGTCAGGAACCGTGCAGGAAGAATCGCCTGCTGAATCGGGGACATACATCGCGAAATCTGGTGTTCTTGTGGGGCTGTTGTGGCGACCGACCTTGCGCTTGATTGCGACAACAACGAGTGCAGGGGATGGTACGTATAGCTTTTCTGGACTCGATACGACAGCAACGGGACTCTATGTGGCTGTTGCCTTAGACGATGCTGCGACCCCCGTCTGGAATGTGGCGGCGGCGGATTCCCTGACGCCAGTATGAGCGATTACATCCCCCCCGCTGGAAATGCCGTCGTCCTGCGCTTTGATGGGGATGCTTATACCGCGCCGGCGGGTAATGCGGTCGTCCTACGCTTTGCGACGACGGGCGGCATCCCGGAAGCTCCGGCTATCGTGGTGCCAGAAGGGATTACTCCACGGTTTCGCTGTACGCTCACGGGAGCGCCGAATAGCCTACCAGATGTCATCCTGTCGGCCCGTTCGTGGCAGGGCACCCGCCACAACGCTACGCGCCAAAGCTATGTCGGGGTGGTATGCAGTGCGGCGCAACTGGATGCTATCGAGGCTCGCCCTGGCGGCGAATTGGTGGTCGAATGGGGGTGGACTGGGGCATGGATTGAACTGCTCCGCGCCCCGTTGCAAACCATTCGGCGGGATCGTGGGCCGTATGCGGACACCCTCACCCTCTCGGGCACGGAGACGCTGACGATGCCAACGATCTACCAAGCCACCCTCGCACGGGTCTTTCGCCGGGGCTTGCGTAACGGCAAATATCGCCGCTGGCTGGCCTTCGATGCGCGTATTCGGCCCGGCTACAGCATCGTGGACGGCGCCGCCACGTTTACAGCGGATTATCTGACCTATAACGTCTCTCCAGATTGGGCGGTGATCGAAGTGGGGCAATACCAATGATGCCGGTGGTGGGATTATGTGCTCGCACGTTTGATCCGCTCGGGGTGGTCGTCCTGCGTAACGTCTATGCGCCGCACCGGCCCGATGTGGCCCGTCGCGTCACCCGCACCGCTACGCTCGATGGCGGCTGTAGTCTCTACGATGGCGGCCACACCGTGGCCGACGCCACGCTAACCCTGACCGTGCCAGCGCCCGCTGTGGACGATATCACGGCGGTGCAACGCTTGTGCACGCTCTATCCCCTCTTGACGCTGGCGTTGGCTGACGGGTGTTATGACGTGGCCCCGGATACCGCTCGCGTTGAGAGCGGAGCGCTGATCATCACCTTACTGATTGTAGGAATGCTCTGATGTCTGGTCTGCCCTTCGCGTGCGCCCCTACCGCCAAAATTGCCTTGACCGCCAACACCATTAAAACTGTGCTGGCAGTCACCGCCCCAAGTAACCGCATCGTAACACTGGAACGGCTGACGTTCGGACTTTTCGGCGTTACCTCAACAGATTCCCCGGTGGAAATCTGGCTGCGGCTGATGGATTCCGGCGGAACCGGGACGGCCATGACGGTGGCGAATTACATGGTTACGCCCCGGCGCCGCACCAGCGATACGCTGCAAAGTACCTGTCGCCACACCTTCACCGTCGAACCGACGACCATTGCCGGCATCTTGCTGGCCACCGCCGTGCATCCGCAATCCGGGCTGGATACTTTCTTTTTCCAGAATCTGGACATCGAAATCAACGGCGCAGACAGCACGCCGCAACTCGGGCTGCGGATGCTGTCCACAGCGAATGTCTCGGTACTGCCCACCTTCTGGTTCCGCGAATGAGTCATGCAATACGCTCCGCGTCCCCTGCTTGCGCCGCAGTCGCGGCCCCCCCGTCCTTATATTACAGCGATTCCGCCGCCACCCGATCCGCGGCGGGTCGTTGGGTGGCAGTTTGACATTAGCCTGGCTGGGCAAGCCCTCAACGTTGCGTCGGGGACTTTACGCCTGCGCAGTCGCACAGAAACCCAGTGTTACCTGACTTTGTCCCACCTGCCGAATTTCGATTTATCCGACAGCATCGGCGAAGAAATCCTGATTAACACCCGAGAAATCCTCGAAGATCAAGCCCAGCGCAGCAGCGAATTGTTGCGCTTTTTTTTGCGCGGGGTGGAATTGATCGAGACCCCGACCGACCACACAGCCAGTCTAACCGGCGTCCGGCAAGTGGAATACGGCAATCTGGCGACCGTGGCGCTGGAAACGGTCATGACGCAATCCAGCACCAATTCTTCGCAACGCTGGCGGTTGCCATTACGCCTGGATTTGAAGCCCGGCGATACCGCTACTTATGCCGGGGGAACCTTGCACATGGCCGAGATTGTGTTCTATCTGTCCCCCAATAATAGCTACATGGAAATCACGGATGGGTAAGGCGACGATCATCCAAAGCTTGGGGAAAGGGCTGTATCGCGCTAACGTCGAACGCAAACATGAGCGCATCGATGCGCGGTTGACTGCCATTGCCGCCGAATTGACGCAAATCGGAGCTGACATCCTGGCGCAACAGCAAATCATCCTGTTGCATCAGGATGAGGCCGCAGTGCTGTACGGGCAGATGGTCACGCTGGCGCAGCAAAATCCGCCTGTAGACCAATCTACGTTGGACGCCAAGATCAAAGCGTATGCAGCGGTGGCCGGCAAAATAGAAGCCGCACAGCAGCAAGAACGGCTGCTGAAGGCCAAAAGAGCGGCGTTGTACTCCGAACAGACACGCTTGCAGGCCGTACCCACGTCAGTAGAGCAGCAGCTTTGGTGTGCCGATTATTCGGCAGAGTTGACGGGCGAGGTGGGCACGCTGGAAACCACGACCTCGCCACCGATCATTTTGCCTGGCCATCCCGATAATACCGGCAACCACTACGATTACGACAAGCATGGAATCCTCATGCCGCTGTACGAAGCCGGAGTGGCGTCAAGTTTGTATGCGTTCGGAATGGAACCCGGCTGGCGCAAGTGGGAGCCGTTTTATCGCGCCGGGCACATCACCAGTCTGATCGGCAATACCGCACAAGTGACGCTGGATGCTGAGCCGGCAGCCGCCAACGCTGATCTGGAAACCAATCAGACCAGCACGCTGGCGGATGTCCCCATCGATTATATGGGCAGTACCGACGGCGCCGTGTTCACGCCTGGCGATCATGTCGTCATCCAGTTTCACAACAAAACATGGGCCAGCAGAACAGTCATCGGATTTGTCGATCATCCCCGCCCGCCGGGCTGGGTTGAGAGCTTCGAGGGGCTGCTGTATGACCTCGGCGCGAATGATCCGGCGCGGTGGCCGGCGGAGTGGAAAAGCGCGGGGGGCTGGAACACGATCACCAACAGCTACGATGTCCGCTATTGGCTATGGGTTAGCTTCGGCTGGGATCCAATAACTATCGCCCCTACTTACGACGAGTGGTGGGAATATACCGATCCGACCGCAATAGCGGAAAATGCGGCGTATTATGGCCTCCGTCAGCCCTATTATCGGTATGGGATGACCCGCAGTTTCCACAAAATGTGTTACTGGCATGATGCAGTTTGGGAAAACAGCGGCATGGTGATCAACGATCATGTGCTGTTGTTCCCCGGAGACTGCACCGGGCTGCTCTATCAAGGGCAGCCGGTGTCCGACTCGACCATCCCCTCTAACTACACGCATCTGGTGATCGATTACAGCATCGAGGGCGGCTGGAATCCCGCTGAGCCGGCTGATATTGCTAACTCGGGCTATATCATTTTGCATCAGGGCCACCGTCCGTTGTTTTATAACCCGTATTATGGCATTTCAGGCTTTTTTAACGACTCGCTGTTGCCGGATGACTGGCCGTGGGGCTATGTAATCCAACTTTGCACCCGCGATCAGTACCAGAGCGTGATCGGCGGCGGTTATTTTGATTTTGGGTTAGGCCCGGCGTACACGGGCATTTTGCAGCATATCACTTGCCCGAACGACGGCTCTGGGATCGCCTATCTGGCGGGCGAAAGCGGGCAAGGGAGCTTGTGGGCGTTCCCAGCTAATCACAGTTACGCATCAATTGATACCCACCGCGAACTAGTCCTTGAGCGAGACAAGTATGGCCTGCCAGTGCCGTATGCAATTGAATTTATGACGGCTGCCCGTGATGTCGGCAGCGCATACGACCCTGCTCCAACGTGGTCGCATCCACGATTCGTGATGCACTCCATCCGCTTTGAAACAAGATCGTAGTGCCAAATTTACATATTTTTGCCAAATAAGGCGGAATCTTATTTTCACCTGTTTTGGCAGTTGTTGAGAATTATTCTCACGTACTGCCAAAACAGACCGTCATTCAGTGCCAAATTGCGCGGCTCGCAATACCAGCGTGCTTAAAGTCTTCATCCGACAGTCCTGCAAGAGCGGTTTGCAAGAACGCTTTCAACTGTTC